CTATAGTATTGTAGCGCCACGTATGTATAAAGGCAGAATAGAAAGTTTAGTAAGACGTATAACTGGTTTTGCTGACATGATACAGCTAACGCACCTAAAGCTACAACAAGTAATGTCGCGTATGGTTCCAGATGGTGTTTACTTAGACGCTGACGGTCTTGCTGAAATAGATTTAGGTAATGGAACAAATTATAATCCACAAGAAGCTTTGAACATGTTCTTCCAAACAGGTAGTGTTATAGGTAGATCATTTACTTCTGATGGTGATATGAATCCAGGTAAAGTACCAATACAAGAAATAACAAGTGGTAGTGGTGGTAACAAGATACAAGCATTAATAGGTAATTATAATTATTACTTACAAATGATTAGAGACACTACCGGTCTTAATGAAGCGAGAGATGGTAGTTTACCAGATAAAAACGCTTTAGTAGGTGTTCAGAAATTAGCAGCGGCAAATAGTAACACAGCAACAAGACATATATTACAATCAGGACTGCATTTAACACAAGAAGTTGCTGAGCAATTATCATTAAGAATATCTGACATTATAGAATATTCACCGGCTAAAGAAGCGTTTATTCAAGCTATAGGAACTCATAATGTTGCTACACTTGAAGAAATGAAAGAGTTACATCTGTATGACTTTGGTATATTTATAGAGTTAACCCCTGATGAAGAAGAAAAAGCAATGCTTGAAAATAACATTCAAGTAGCTTTAGCACAGCAAAGTATAGAGCTTGAAGATGCTATTGATCTTAGAGAAATTAAAAATATAAAACTTGCCAATCAACTTTTAAAAATAAGAAGGATTAAAAAGCAACAAAGAGATCAGGCTATACAGCAGCAAAATATACAAGCACAATCACAGGCTAATATTCAATCACAACAAGCAGCTGCACAACTTGAAATGCAAAAAGAACAAGTTAAAACACAAAGCGAAGCACAACTTGAACAAATGAAAGCACAGTTAGATGCTCAGAAGCAAGCACAAGAAGTTGAATACAAAAAACAACTAATGCAATTAGAGTTTCAGTACAACATGCAGATAAAAAATATGGAGACTCAAGGTTTGCAAAATAGAGAAAAAGAAAGAGAAGATCGTAAAGACGAAAGAACAAGAATACAAGCTACACAACAAAGTGAGCTTATAGATCAAAGAAAAAGTGCAAAAGCACCTAAAAACTTTGAATCCGCAGGTAATGATATATTAGGAGGCGGATTTGATTTAGGTAGTTTTGAACCTAGATAAAAATTATTAATTATTATTATATTATATTATGGCAAAAAAGAAAACACAAAAAGTAGTCGAAAAGGCTGCTGAAGACAACGTTGTAAAAGTTGATCTTAGTAAGAAACAAGATACAAAGCAAGATGATAACATTGTAAAAGTAGATTTAAGTAAACCACCAAAACCAGAGGAAAATGAAGTTAAAGAAAACAACCCTGTCGACGAGGGAGTGGCTACAGAGCCTGAAAATGCCGAGTCCACAGAAAAACAAGAAGAAGTACAACCGAAAGCTGAAGCACAAGAAGAGCAACCAACTTTAGAAGAGGTTACTGAAGAAGAAGTTCAAGAGCAAACTGAAGAGTTAGCAGAAGAAGTTCAAGAAGCTATAGAAGAAGCTCAAGAAACTGGTAAAGCAATACCTGAAAATTTACAAAAAGTTGTAGATTTTATGGAACAAACCGGTGGTACGCTAGAAGATTACGTGCGTCTTAATCAAGACTATTCTAGCTATGATGACATAACCATATTGAGAGAGTATTACAAACAAACTAAAAAACATCTAACAGATGATGAAATAACTTTCTTAATTGAAGACTCTTTTTCGTTTGACGAAACAGAAGACGATGAAAGAGAAATAAGAAAAAAGAAAATAGCGTTAAAAGAGCAAGTTGCCAACGCTAAAAGCCACTTAGACGGGCAAAAGTCTAAATACTATCAAGAAGTTAAAGCTGGAAGCAGGTTAACGCCTGAACAACAGAAGGCTATGGACTTTTTTAATAGATATAACAAAGAGTCGGAAGAAACTCAAAAAATAGCAGAAAAACAAACAAAAAATTTTTTAAATAAAACTAATCAAGTTTTTAACGATAAATTCAAAGGTTTTGAATACAACGTCGGGGATAAAAGATATAGGTTTAATGTGAACAATGCTAATGAAGTTAGAGATACTCAAAGCGACATTAATAATTTTGTCAAGAAGTTCTTGAATGAAAATAATGAAATGTCAGACGCTAAAGGTTATCACAAATCTTTGTTTACAGCAATGAACGCTGATGCTGTTGCTAATCATTTTTACGAGCAAGGTAAAGCAGACGCTTTAAAAGAAAGTGTTGCAAAAGCCAAAAACGTAAGCATGGACCCAAGACAGTCATTTACTAATGACAACACTAGCGGTCCTAAAATTAGAGTGATTAGCGATGATTCTCCTGCTTTTAAGTTTAAAGTTAGAAAATAAATTATAAATTTAAAAATTAAAAAATTATGGCAATTAATCCTGGTGCGTTATTAAACAGCGTACCTTCCCCTGTAAAACAAACTACTACAGATTCTTACCTAGACTTTTCTACTGGTTGGGCACAACAGTACCTACCAGATTTAGTTGCGGCTGAAGCTGAAGTATTTGGAAATAGAAGTGTATCTGGAATGCTAGCTCAAGTTGGTGCAGAAGAAGCAATGTCTGCTGATCAAGTTGTGTGGTCTGAGCAAGGTAGATTACACTTATCGTATAATGCTGATCAAGATGCTTCAACTGATGGTTTATTTACTATTGATGCTGATGCTGATGGTCTAGCTACTACTGGTATTGTTAGAGTTGGTGATACTGTAATCGTATCTACTGCTACTAGAACAATAAAAGCGTATTGTGCTGGTTCTTACAACGATGGAACTGCTGGTCTTACTGCTGGTCAAATTCAATTACACCCTTATGAGGCTGCAACATTTGTTGCTGCTGGTATACCTTTAAACACTGGTGACTGTAAACTTTTTGTTTATGGTTCTGAGTACGGTAAAGGTGCTACTGGAAGAGGAGCTGCTGTTGAGCCTTCTTTCAAGTCTTTCAACAACAAACCAATTATATTAAAAGATCTTTATGAAGTTTCTGGATCTGACGCTTCTCAAATTGGTTGGGTTGAAGTTACTGGTGAAGACGGTCAAAATGGTTACCTATGGTACCTAAAAGCAGAAGGTGATACTAGAACTCGTTTCAATGATTACCTAGAAATGTCTGCTGTTGAGGCTGTTAAAAAGAATGGTGGTAACGTTGTTGTTCCTGAAGGTTCAGAAGGTTTATTCGCTGCTATCACAAGCAGAGGTAATATTACTACTGGAATGAACGGTACTGCTGCTGCTACTTTAAATGACTTCGATGCTATCTTAGCTGAGTTTGACAAGCAGGGAGCTATTGAAGAAAACATGATGTACTTAAGCAGAGCGTCTTCTTTATCTATTGACGACATGTTAGCTGCTTTAGATGGTGGTAATACTGGTGCTGGATCTGCATACGGTGTATTTGACAATTCTATGGACATGGCTTTAAATTTAGGTTTCACTGGTTTTAGAAGAGGTTCTTATGACTTCTACAAAACTGATTGGAAATATCTAAATGACAAGACTACAAGAGGATCTGTTATTGATGCTGCAACTGGTGACGCTACTAATGGTCTTGGTGCGGTTAACGGAGTTATAATTCCTGCTGGAGTTTCATCTGTTTACGACCAAACATTAGGTAGAAACCTAAAGAGACCTTTCTTACACGTAAGATATAGAGCTTCACAAACTGAATCAAGAAAACTAAAGAGCTGGGTTACTGGTTCTGTAGGCGCTGTTACTTCTGATTTAGATGCTATGCAAGTTCACTACTTATCTGAAAGATGTCTAGTTACTCAAGGTGCTAACAACTTTATGTTAATTAAAGGATAGTACTTATTATTAAAAAGAGTCGAGGCTTCGGCCTCGGCCCTTTTATTTTATTAACTTATATTATATTATATTATGGCAAAAAAAACAAAAAAAGAAATAGATTTAACAAGTGTTGAAGAAGAATTAACAAAAGCAACACCTGTTGATAAAACAAAATTAAAAGAAAAATCTACAAAAGATCAGTGGGTTGTAAAAGATAGAGTTTATGCTCTTTGCGATGGAACGTCACCTCTTAGTTATAAAATACATAGTAAAGGCTTGTATTGGTTTGACAAAGAAAAAGGGTATGAAAGAGAAATACAATATTCTAGAAATCAAAAAACTGTTTTTGTAGATGAATTTAAAGGGCAAGTTCAATTAAGTCATATTGTTTTTAGAAACGGTACGCTTATGGTTCCAGCTAGTTCTGTTACTTTGCAAAAGTTTTTATCTATATATCATCCTTTTGTAAATAAATTATTTTATGAAATAGATAACGAAGCAATAGCTACTGACGAGGTAGAAGATTTAGAATTAGAAATAGAAGCTTTAATGGCCGCTAAGTCACTAGATATAGATACTGCAGAAGCTGTTATGCGTGTAGAATTAGGTTCTAAGGTAACAGAGATGAGTTCTAAGGAACTTAAAAGAGATTTGTTGTTATATGCTAAGAAAAATCCAGAATTATTCTTAGAATTAGTTAATGACGAAAATGTTGTTCTTAGAAACTTAGGTATTAGAGCCACAGAAGCTGGTTTGTTAAAATTATCTCAAGACCAAAGAACATTTATGTGGGGTTCTAATGATAGAAAACTAATGAACGTTCCTTTTGACGAACATCCATATTCAGCTTTAGCCTCTTGGTTTAAAACTGATGAAGGTATGGAAATTTACACAAATATTGAAAAACAATTGAAGTAAAAACCTTTGTAGATGCAGTCGCTCTACGGGGCGATTGCAAACTACAAATTAAAAAGAAATTATGGCGGTTAATATAGACACGGTATATCAAAAAGTATTAGCAATAGCTAACAAAGAGCAAAGAGGTTACGTAACTCCACAAGATTTTAACTTATTTGCTAACCAAGCTCAAATGGATATATTTGAACAATATTTTTATGATAAAAATCAATATAATAGATTGCCAAAAGATAACACTCCTTACGGTGATTTAGATCATTTGTTAGAGGAGAAAATAAGTATATTTAAAAGAAGACAAAAACCTGTTACTATTACAAATGAATTTGGTGATGGAACTTTACCAAGTGATATTTATAGACTAGACAGTATACTTAGGCTCGCGTTAACAGACGTGAGTGGCTCTTACACAAACATTATAGAAGAAGTTACTGAAGACGAGTTGCTATTGTTTGACAGAGCACCATTGTCAAGACCAACACCAACAAGGCCTATATATTCTAGAACGTCGGCTACTGGTATAAAAATAAAACCGCATAGCGCTACGCCTTCAGCGTCTGCAGCCCCTTATTTTAATGTTACTGGTTTTGATGTTATTAGTGGTGATTCTACAACCAGCATAAGTACTTCTGTAAATAATTATAATTTTATAGAACCTGGTCAAGAGGTTATAAATTCTGTATTAATACCAAGTAATACTTTTGTGGGTAGTGTTAACAATGGGGTTGTATCTTTTGTTGACAGCAATGGTGCTGCTGTAAACGCTCTTGCTGATAATGGTAACGCAACTCTTACATTTGCAACAGACGATATAAAATGTAATTACATTAGAAAACCAGCTACAGTATCTTGGAATTATGTGGAAATAAACGGTGTAGCAATGTATAACTCTGCAAATTCAGTAGACTTTGAATTACACCCATCTGAAGAAAACAATTTAATATTAAAAATATTACAATTAGCAGGTGTATCTATAGAAAGTATAGAGTTGTATCAAGTAGCATCACAAGAAGAAATAAAAAATATTCAACAAGAAAAAATATAATAAATGGGATTAATAAATCAAACTCAACAACAGTATTATAGCACAGCATCACCTAGTATATTTGGTGAATATCAATTTACTTCTTTAGAAAATATAATAGACCAATTTATAATTGCTTATGTTGGTGATGATAAAATGTTGAAAAAAGTAAAAAGAACTGACGTAGCTTTTCATGCACAAAGAGCATTACAAGAGTTAAGCTTTGATACTTTTAAATCTACAAAGTCTCAAGAAATAATAGTACCACCATCACTTACAATGGTACTACCACAAGATTATGTTAACTATGTAAAGTTAACTTACACTGATAACGCAGGTATAGAGCGTATTATATACCCTGTTTCTAAAACTTCTAATCCTTTTAAAATAGTTCAAGACGCTAACAATAACCAAGCTTACACTTTTGATGGTAGCGGTAATTTAGCTACAACAGATAATTCTACAACTTGGGATAATTACAAAACAGAAACAGATAATTACATAATTAATATAGATGAAGATCAATATGATAGTAATTTATATGATTTAAATATAGGTCAAAGATATGGATTAGATCCGCAATACTCACAAATGAATGGTTCGTATTATATTGACCCATTAAAAGGAAAAATACATTTTAGTTCTAGTTTTTCTGGAATTACAGTTACATTAAAATATATAAGTGATAGTTTGGGTACAGATGCAGAAATGCAAGTACATAAGTTTGCTGAAGAAGCAATGTACAAATCTATAGCTTATGCTATAATGTCTACAAGAGCTAATATATCGCAAAACATAGTTAATAGATATAAAAAAGAAAGATTTGCAGCTATTAGAAATGCAAAGCTAAGATTATCAAATATTAAATTAGAAGAAATAAGCCAAATACTAAGAGGTAAGTCCAAACAAATAAAACACTAGTATATGCCGGAGATTAAAAATACTTTTACGTCAGGGAAAATGAATAAAGACCTTGACGAAAGATTAGTGCCTAATGGTGAGTACAGAGACGCAATGAATGTTGAAGTTGCATCGTCTGATAGTGATAGCGTTGGTGCTTTAACTAATTCTAAAGGTAACGTTGCGATACAAAGTACTGGTATTGCTGGCGCTCAATGTGTAGGCTCTATAGTGGACACTGAAAATGATAGAATTATATGGTTTATTTGTGGTGACGTTTACTCTGCAATTGCTGAGTACGACTTAACATCTAGCAATATATCTCCAATAATAGTAGATATAGACAATAGTATACTTAAGTTTGAT